CTTTTGTGGGCAGGAGCTCGTAATAAATTCGCGCCATTCTCCATATAGAGGTTGTGCCGTTTTTTCTGCGTATAAATGTCCTTTCAATTTGAACGCGTATATGTTAGAACATCTCGATGGCAGTCTTATTGCTGAAAATTAAATAGGAGGTGATGATATGACTAAAATTGGAAATAAGGTTCGGGTTAGGCGGTGCAAAGATTTATTGTGTGAGTTTGTAGAACCACATGATGAAGTAGGTATAATTGACATAGGACATGGGTTCATTGAATCAATGTATAATTATTGTGGCGAAGAAGCTACAATAGACGATTTTGAAGATGTCCTTAATGGTTATGACGGATACTTACTCGACATTGATTATGATTATACCTTTGATTTATACATGCTTGAAACCC